ATTTGATGGTACTGCAAACATTACGATTGCATCAACAGACTTGGGTAATACTTCTGCAATTGCTCTATTGACTTCAGCACAGACACTAACCAACAAGACAATTAGTGGTTCTTCAAACACCCTAAGTAATATTGCTAACTCTTCACTGTCAAATAGTACAATTACTATTACTGGTAGTGATGCATCATCTGATGCTGTTGCACTTGGTGAAACATTGACGATTGCAAATGGTGAGGGTATCGTGACAGCAATTGCAACCAACACCCTGACAATTACAGGTGAAGATGCATCAACTTCTAATAAGGGTATTGCCTCATTCAGTTCAGACAACTTCACAGTATCAAGTGGTGCAGTATCAGTGACAACAATTGATGGCGGTACTTTCTAAGGGTAGTGTAAATGCCAACTGTTATAAAGTTAAAGAGGGGAACATCAACCCCCACAACAAGTGATATTGTTAGTGGTGAGGTTGCTGTTGATACCTCGGCACAGAGAATTTATATAAATGACAGCGGAACCATTAAAACGATTGGTGACGGTGCCGGTACTTTTCAAAATTTTGAAATCAAAAATACTAGTGGAACAACAATTAAGATTAAAGTTGGATTGGGTAGTGGAACAACAACCCTTATTAAAAATTCAGCCGGAACAACATTAAATACAGTTGTTGGACCATTTTTAAATGCTACAAAATTAGTGTCAGGACTAAGCCTCGAAGCGTCTGACCAACCACAACAAGTATTAATCAAAAACGCCAGTGGTGCAACACTCAAAATTAGAGTTGGGTTGAATAGTGGTGGATCGACAGTTAGAATTCAAGATTCTGCTGGAACGGCACTGAAAACACTTGTTGGTTCGTTTGTAGACGGCAGCGCCACATTCTAAGGATAAAACCATGTTGAAAATCTATATGTTACTAATCGTGTTAGGACTTCTTGGTGGAGTGGGATATGGTGCATACTATTACTACAAAGACACCCAAGAACGTATTGGTATTCTAACTCAGAATAATGCAAAACTTGAAGAGGCAACTAGAATTCAAGAAGAGACAATCAACACGATGATTGAAGACAGAGAGAAATTTGAAGAGATAAATAGAGAATTACAGAAAGAATTGCAGACTGCTGAGAGATATGGTGACCAACTCCGTGCAACTTTGCAGAAACACAACTTAACACATCTGGCAAATAAGAAGCCGGGACTGATAGAAAAGAGGATGCAAAATGCGACAGATAGGTTATGGGATTGTCTTGCTGACATTACTGATCCTGAGTGGATGCGGATGGCGGCCGGAACCGAAAGTGGTAACTGTAACAAAAACAGTAAGGACGGAAGTTCCAATAGTGCAGCACCCAAAGGCAGTGCAACTAAATGATGTAAAGATTTACGTTGTATCAAAAGTAAATTATGATGACTTCATTAAGCAGTACGAAAAGAAGAACGGTGCAGACTCTTACGTTGCATTGTCTATTAAAGACTACGAGAACCTAAGTTTGAATTTCGCAGAACTTAGAAGATATATAGAACAACAGAAACAAATCATTCTATACTATGAGAAGGCGGTGACACCAAATAAGGAGAAACCCGATGACGGAGGAAGTCAAAGCAAGTAGTATAGGACATCATCCCGCCGACACAAACGGAGATGGAGTTGTTGACCCAGTAGAACATGAAATGTATTTGGAGTTCAAACGCAAAGAACTTGAAGATGCAGACGCAATGAGAGATGCACAAAGAACAATGGCATGGTATTCACTAGGGGGTATGTTAGTATATCCAGTTATTGTGGTGCTTGCATCTGTGTTTAATTTAGAACAGGCCGCAAAGATTCTTGGTGATATGGCAGGAGTATACTTTATCGCAGTCGCTGGTATCGTCGCAGCATTCTTTGGTGCTCAGGCAATCGCAAAACCTAAAAAATAAGGAATAATAAGATGGGTAAGTTTAACGATAAGATCAGTGCAGAGTTTCATCCACCACGCAAATGGGTTTTGGAAAGGGCTCTCAGTTATACAAATGCAGACCTTGATGTGGATAGTCTAAAGGAGATTGGTGTTCAAGTCACTAAGGATGGAAAGATTACATGTAAGAAAGGTTTCGTCACAGACCTTGCATCTGTTCCACGCATCTGTTGGATGTTGATTGCACCTTGGGACATTGCTCGTGCTGCCATTATTCATGATCTTCTCTATAAACGCATTCGTCAGTATCGGGCAACTGCCGGTGATTTGAGTGAGAATTTAAATGCACAGGAAGTTGTTGATACTTACAAGGCAGCGAAGAAGGAAGCAGACAAGGTGTTTCTTGCTGCAATGAAAGACGCAGACCCATCAGTTCCAAAGTGGAAGATTTATTCTGCGTATTACTCAGTAGTACTATTTGGTAGATGGTCAATTATACCTAGAGAGGAAGACTAATGGAAGAAGAAAAGACATGTAAAGCATGTGAACACGATTGTCATTGTGACACTCTAGTATGTGTTGAGTGTCAGTGCGGTGGTTGCAATTGTGCAGAAGAACCTAAACGCCCAGATTGGGGATAAATGATATATTATAAAGTGGAGTGAAATATTATGAAAATACTGATACCATTCTCAGGTGGAGTTAATTCAACATATACTATGTGGAGATGGTTAACAGAAACAGACTGTGAAATAGTTGCAAGATATGCTACTGAAGAGTTTGAAAAAGATGACACCAATGATGCTGCAATAAAAAAACTTAAAGATATTATCCTTTTTTTAAAGTCTGAAACTAGAGATTTTGTCTTTGAAGAGATTAATTGGACAACGGAATATAAAAGAGAGTGGGTGCCGATTAGGAAGGGGTTTAAAGGAGGAACTTATGATATTGGTGCTCTTAGACCAAGATATGAAACTTATCCTGTATGGGTTAAAGAGACTGGCGTTGATGCGATATCAATTGGTATATCATTAGAAAATACTGCCTCTTCCTGTCACGATATGCTCAGAAAACATCTTGAGAGTGCAGAGGTTGACATATATTTAACGGGGAATCCTGATTTAGCACCAGTGCCCACTGGTGATGATTTTGATTATGATGAAATTGCCAAAACTTTGACGGGAAGATTTGAGCAATATGAATTTTTACCGGATGAGCTAAAAGTTTTATCTCGTAGATGTCATACATCGACATGTAAAAAAAGACAGTGCCGTGATTGTGCGTATTGGCGAACATATGAAAGATTTGTCAGTGAGGGCAAAACAGGTAGAGATTTTGATTTGTATTGTGCAGAAAAAGGGAGTTATGGTCCTTGGAGACATGAAGCAGACCCAGAAACTTATATTTACAGAGGTGCGGTACATAGGTCACCTATAGCAGCCGCTGCTCGTGAAAGACCAATTTTACCATACTTGGATTATTATTAACCATAAATATTAGTGGAGAATAGAAGACATGTGGTTTTTTCTTATTAGTAGTATTGCAAGTAGCATAATTGGAAGTGCGGCAGACAGTTGGTTTGCCGATACCAAACTAGGACGCTGGTTCTACAAAAAGGTAGATGATGTGGCATCATGGGCCTCTAAGAAATTGGGATTAAAAGTCCTACAGAATGAAGACAACTGGCGAAAAAAATATCCTAACGTTGCTAAGAAGATTGATGATTTGGAGGCAAGAATCTTAGAACTAGAAAAGGAGAAGTAAAATGTTTGGTTGGATTAAAGATAGAATTATGGAACGTACATCATGGGACGGTGGTGCTCTTATTGCCGTTGGTGTGATTGGATTGTTCCTCTCAGCAATTATTCCAATGAACCTTGTTTGTTGGGCAGCAATTGCTTGGGGTGTTATCACTCTCGTTAAGTCAGAGGGTTAAGTTATGAGTGAGTTGGAAACAGAGGTTCGTCTTCTTAAGAAAGAACTAGAGGACCAGGCTAAAATCCATGATCGTCTAGATATTGCAATTGAGAAACTTACCGATGTTTCCAACTCCATTAACCGTATGTTGGCGGTGCATGAAGAGAAGATTGCAAGACAGGAAGAAGCACTCTACATTGCAGAACAACAGATTGAAGTTCGTCGCAGTGAACTTCTTGGAAAGATAGACGAGTTACATTCTCGTATCACCACAAACACCAAAGAAATTATGGCTGCTGCACAACAAGCACATATTGAACAGAATAAAGAAATACAGAAAATCCAGAGAGAGATTGAACATCGTGTTGGTGTCCTAGAAAAGTGGCGACACGTTCTAATTGGTGGTTCAATTGTTATTGGATTTTTATTACACAAATTTATCAATTTCACTTGACATTATCCTAGAAATCTGTTAATGTACGTTCATGTATATTGACGTAAAATACCTAAATCTCATCAGTAGTCAACTTCTCTTGTTCAAGAAGAAGTCTGACTATAATTGGAATTTCCGTTGTCCATACTGTGGAGACTCACAGAAGTCCCGCACGAAGGCTCGTGGATATGTCTTTCGTAAGAAGAATGACCTGTTCTTCAAGTGTCATAACTGTGGAGTGGGTGCAACACTTGGTAACCTCATCAAGCATGTAGACTCAAAAACTTACAAAGACTATATATTTGAACGATACAGATCAGGGGTCAAGACTAACAACCCTGAGCCGGAGTTTAAGTTCGATGCGCCAGTCTTTCGTAAAAAGGATATCTTCAAGGGACTATCTTCCATCTCGGAACTCTCAGAAGACCATCCTGCAAGAAAGATTGTCGAAGCAAGACAACTCCCAAAGGATAGACTATCTGACCTGTATCTCTGTGAGTCATTCTTTAAATTCACGAACACTCTAATAAAGAATAAGTTCCCGTCTGTGGAGGGTGACCACCCCAGACTCCTTATTCCATTTCGTGATGAGAAGGGTGAGATTTTTGCATACCAAGGCAGAGCCTTCGGTGTAGAGATACCTAAGTATATCACCATCAAGTTGGACGATGGCGAGAAAGTTTTCGGTCTTGATAGACTGAACAAAAACAAAACGGTTTATGTTGTTGAGGGTCCAATCGACAGCATGTTCCTAGACAATGCGGTTGCTACAGCAGACGCTGACTTGACAAAGGCAGAGTTTGATGACAGTATCCTAGTCTTTGATAACGAACCACGAAACAAGGAGATATGCAGGAGAATAGACAAAGCGATTAATGCAGGGAGAAGAGTTTGTTTATGGCCTGAATCGAATCCCTTCAAAGATATTAACGAGATGATACTCGGTGGTTACACCCAAGAAAACATTACAACACAGATAAATCAAAATCTCTTTTCTGGTTTGGAAGCAAAGGCGAGGTTCGCAAATTGGAAAAGAGTATAGGAGACAACAATGGCAACAGCAGAGGTAGTTTACCTTGACCTAGAAGAAGAATATCTAGGTATCAAAATCGACAGAACAAAAGACAACAACTTATCAGAACAAGCAAGAAAACTCCTAAAAGATTATTACCAGTTAAAAGAAGAAACCTCTGCACAACAATCATATGCTCGCGCCGCTGTTGCCTACTCCTACGGAGACATGGACCTCGCACAACGCATCTATGATTATGTTTCAGAGGGGTGGTTCATGTTTGCATCACCTGTTCTTTCTAATGCACCACTTCCTGGCGCAAAGGTAAAGTCTCTACCTATTTCTTGTTTCCTAACTTACGTTCCAGATAGTCTAGAAGGACTCATCGACCACAGTGCAGAACTCCGTTGGTTGTCTGTCAAGGGCGGCGGTGTTGGTGGTCACTGGTCTGCCGTTCGTGCAGTATCAGACAAGGCACCTGGCCCTATGCCATTCCTACACACTGTTGATGCAGATATGACTGCATATCGTCAGGGAAGGACACGCAAGGGTTCCTATGCCGCATACATGGACATCTCACATCCAGACATCATTGAGTTTGTCAATATGCGTATTCCTACTGGTGACGTAAACCGCAAGAACCTAAACCTACACCACGCAGTCAACGTGACAGACTCTTTCATGAGAGCAGTAGAACGTGACGAAGTGTGGGACTTGGTTGATCCAGACGATGGAACAGTGCGTGATAGTATGAGAGCAAGGAAGTTATGGGAACTTCTGCTGGAGACACGGTATCGCACAGGGGAACCATACCTAAACTTTATCGACACTGCAAACCGTGCATTACCACAGACGATGAAAGAGAAGGGTCTAAAGATTCACGGTTCTAATCTCTGCAATGAGATTCATCTACCTACCAGTGAAGACCGCACTGCTGTGTGCTGCCTCTCATCTGTGAACCTAGAGAAGTATGATGAGTGGAGTAAGACACCCATGATTCGTGATCTTATTCGATTCCTAGACAACGTTCTACAGTTCTTTATCGACCACGCTGGTGATGAGATTTCCCGTGCTCGTTATTCTGCACAACAGGAACGTTCCCTTGGTCTTGGTGCGATGGGTTGGCACTCATACTTGAATCGTCATCGTATTCCTTTTGATTCAGAGGATGCAGATAAGAAGAACGTCGAGGTATTTGAGTATATCAAGACACAGGCTGTAGAGGAGACAGAGAAACTTGCAGAGGAACGTGGAGAGTGTCCAGACATGGAAGGGACAGGAAGACGTAACTCACACCTTCTTGCAATCGCACCTAACGCAAACAGTTCCATCATCGTGTCTACATCACCTTCTATCGAACCACTGAAGGCAAACGCATACACACACAGGACTCGTGCTGGTTCACATCTGGTCAAGAACATCTATCTTGAAGAAGAACTAGAGAAGGTTGGTAAGAATGACCAGAGAACATGGAGTAGCATCATCACAAACGGTGGTTCTGTGCAACACCTTGATTTCCTATCAGACGAGGTGAAGGATGTATTCAGAACTGCGATTGAGATTGACCAAGATGCAATCGTGAGACAGGGTGGACACAGACAAGAGTTTCTATGTCAGGGACAGTCACTAAACGTGTTCTTCCCACCAAATGCAAATCGTGGGTCACTACATAAGGTACACTACAACGCATGGAAATATGGATGCAAGGGTCTGTATTATCTACGCACAGAAACATCCAACAAGGCAGAGAACGTATCTGTCAAGGTTGAGAGAGAAGCACTAAAGGACTATGAAAGTCAAGCAATGAGCCAAGAGGAATGTCTATCATGTCAGGGATAAGAATCGTAACAAAAACAGATTGTCCATTTTGTACTATGGCAAAGTCATGGTTTACAGAACATGGATTTGAGTATGCAGAAGAACTCATGGATAATGAGGAAGAACGTCTTGCATTCTATCAGTCAATCAATGGTATCAAAGAAACTGTTGGTGAGAACACGGCAGTACGTCGAGTAAACTCTGTTCCACAGATTTTCATTGATGGAGAGCACATTGGTGGTTACGATGACCTCATGAAGAAAGCAGATGACCTTCTTCGCAAGAGAAGTGGTGGTGGTCTGCTTGAGTTCAGTAAGACATACAAACCATTCCACTATCCTTGGGCTGTGGAGATTACCACTCGTCATGAGAAGGCGCATTGGATTGAGGACGAACTGGACTTGTCAGAGGACGTATCAGATTGGAAGTCTGGTAAGGTTACACAGGTAGAGAAGGAATACATCACAAACATTCTTCGTCTATTCACACAGTCTGACGTTGCAGTTGGTCAGAACTACTACGACCACTTCATTCCCAAGTTCAAGAACAACGAGATTAGAAACATGCTCGGTTCTTTTGCATCCCGTGAGGGTGTGCATCAGAGAGCATATGCACTTCTGAACGAGACACTTGGATTACCAGACAGTGAGTATCATGCGTTCCTTGAGTACAAGGAGATGATGGACAAGATTGATTTCATGCAGGACTCTGACGTAGGAACCATTCGTGGTCTTGGACTTGCACTCGCAAAGTCTGTGTTCAACGAGGGTGTTGCTCTGTTCGCATCATTCGTCATGCTTCTCAACTTCCAACGTTATGGTAAGATGAAGGGTATGGGTAAGGTTGTTGAGTGGAGTATTCGTGACGAGTCTATGCATGTCGAGGGAAATGCAAAGACATTCCGCCAACTCTGTTCAGAAAAACCAAAGATTGTGAACGACGAGTTCAAAGCAGAGATTTACAATATGGCTCGCATTGCAGTCAAGTTAGAGGATAAGTTTGTTGACCTTGCATATAAGATGGGTGAGATTGAAGGTCTAGAGGCGTCTGAGGTGAAGACCTATATAAGATATATCACAGACCGTAGACTTCTACAACTTGGTCTGAAGACAAACTTCAAGGTGAAAGAGAATCCTCTGCCTTGGTTGGAATGGGTATTGAACGGTGCAGACCATACAAACTTCTTTGAGAATCGTGTTACTGAATATGAGGTCGCTGGATTGTCAGGTAGTTGGGACGAGGCATATTCGATAGAAGCGGCATGAAATTAGTAGTATGTGAATCATGTGAAGCAGAGTGTCAGATTAAACATCATATGGATGATGATTATTACATGATTTCATTTTGCCCATTCTGTGGTGAGGGTTTGGAAGACGAACTTGAGCATGAAATAGAATGGGATGAGGATGACTGATTTTTATATTACTGGAACCAGAAGGGGTTTGGGTGAAGCACTCAGTAAATTTTATGACACGGTAGACACCCTAGAGGAATGTGACGTTTTCATAAACTGTAAACACGATGGGTTTCAACAAGTTGAACTGTTGTACAAGGCAGCGGAACTTGATAAACGCATAATCAACATAGGGTCAAACTCACCTGATGGTAATAAGAGTTGGCGCCATCCCTATGCAGTACAAAAGGCTGCTTTAGATAAAGCAAATGAGCAATTATATTATCTTGGAGTGGACACAACGATTGTAAGGTTTGGTCGTTTCGATACTGAACGAGTTGCTCATATTGATGCACCAAAGATGACTGTATCATATTGTGTGGAAGTGATTGATTGGATTCTAAATCAACCACACAGAGTGAAAGACATAACGGTGTGCCCATGAAAACGCAAAGTGCAAAGGCAAAAGGACGCAGACTTCAACAGTGGGTTCGCAATCTATTAATCGAAGAACTAGAAGTACATCCAGAAGATATTGAGTCTCGCAGTATGGGTGCAGGGGGTGAAGACCTCATCATGGCCCGTGCTGCGAGAGAGAAGTTTCCTTACTCAATCGAGTGCAAGAACCAAGAAGCAGTGAACGTATGGAAGTCATACGAACAGGCAACAGAGAACTCTGGTGACTACGAACCTCTGCTGGTAATCAAGAGAAACAACAGTAAACCACTTGTCGTTGTTGATGCAGAATATTTCGTGAGACTACATGATGAAAGAGATTGAACGAGAATACATCGAACAATATAAACTGCACCACAGTGATACCACAAAGTTTCCCGGCAACTCGTATCTATCTCAACACCACCTCATTGCAAAACTGGTAAAAGAGACAGACTCCAAGACACTCCTAGACTATGGGTGTGGTAAGGCTCGACAATACACGATAGACAATATGCACGAAGAGTGGGGTTTTATGCCCACACTCTATGACCCTGCAATACCAGAGTATGAAAATCTACCAGAGGGCCCATTTGACGGTATCTATTCGACTGATGTGATGGAACATATTCCCAGAGAGGTAATCCCGTCAATCTTTGAATACATATATAGTAACGCACAGAAATTTGTGTTTTTAGGTATATGCACCAGACCTGCCGTGACAATATTACCCAACGGTGAGAACGCACATTGTACAGTTGAGCCAATGGATTGGTGGGTAAAAATGATAAATAGTCATGCACCTAGAAGTGTTTATACTCATGTTCATACATATGGTCTTGACAATAACTACATGATTTTGAATTGGTAATACAACTCACATTTGGAGTTTCCAATGCAAAAGATAATCGCAGGAATTTTTGCGATGGTCTTTGTCATGATAAGTTTGAATGCCACCGCACAAACAAATAGTACAGTAAGCAGCACAGTTGTTACTGATAAAGCACCGCCCACTGCAAACGCACCCAGTGTTGTAATAAACAACAGTGATGTTTGTAAGTCTGCATTTAGTGCAGGAGTACAGACACAAATCCTTGGTATTGCAAGTGGTGTTGCAGTAACAGATGAAAACTGCGAAAGAATGAAACTGAGCCGTAGTTTATTCCTTATGGGAATGAAGGTTGCTGCCGTATCCACACTATGTCAAGACGCAAGAGTTTTTGATGCAATGTGGATGGCAGGAACACCATGTCCTTATATGGGAAAGATTGGTGAGGATGCTAGAAAAGGTTGGGAAGAAAACTCAGATGAAGTACCATCTGACTCTCAAATCTTCGAAAAAAAGTTAGCATCTCAGAGGAAGAACTCTCTCGCACCAGTAGTGGACCCGTGGGAGAACGACGAGTACAACAATTACACAGAGTAAAAGAGGATGATGATGAAATCACTTTACTCCAAGGCGTTGGTATTGCTGTCGGTGTCGTTGGTTTGTTCTTTGGGATACCATTCTTCCTCTGAGGCACAGACAACTCAACAAATCGAGACTGAGACTGTAACAACAGACAACTACCTTCCAACGATGGATGAGTTTACCACAAGAGGTGGCACCAGCGATAGTTGTAGCACTGGTAGTGGTGCAACTAACTGTACTGGTGGAACTAGTAGTGGTGGGGGTTTTTACACCAGCACATTTGACTTAGAAGAACAAATGACGATAGATGAAATCAATGCTGGTTTTGATTTAGACTATGGTATAGATGTAATGTCGCATCCTAGTAACACTGTTCTTGCAAGTTGTGTTAATGGAAACTTGTTACAGTCATCAGATTGTAGAGATGTATTCAATCTAACCGTGACTTTGTTTGATACTGGTCGTACACTAGTTCACAAGTTTGAACATTCAGTAGAGTTGACCTATTCGGGAACGAGAAGTTTTTCATTTAGTCAAACAATACCAGAGAATACTTTTACATCACTCACTGGTGAATTTGAGTTGTTTGGTATTGATGCAGGGTTTTCCAGTGGTTTCTTTGGTCCTGCTTTCTCTAATCCAGCCCTCACAACTACCTTTGAACTTGTGACGCTGTTGGAGACAGAGGTTATTGATATCCTAAACACAACAGACATTCTTGACGTTAACACACCAGAGGACGTTGAGGTTGCAACCATAGAGGTTGAGATTGAAACTCCAGACGGACAACAGATGGCCAGTCTGGAACTTGAAGTCAATACTGAAATGTCAATGGAAATAGAACCTCTAGAACTCCCCAGTGTTGATACACAGTCAGCACCAGAAGTCGAAGTTGAAGTATCAGAGGTGAGTGCAGAACTGGAAACAGAAATGTCTAACGCTGAACCCGCTGTAGAGGAACCTGTGGAGTCTGCACCAGAAGGTGGTGACGAACAGTCAAGTGAAACAGAACCAGAGTCAGAACCAGAAACGGAAACTGCTGAGGCGGAACCTGAGTCTGAAGCAGAGGCAGAACCAGAGGAAACCAACGAACCAGAAACAGAAACCGCAGAGACGGAACCAGAAACACAGACTGCCGAAAACAATCAGGAGGAGAACGAAGAATCTGCTGACAAACCAAAGGTAGAGAAGAAGGACTCTGCTAAACAGAAGGCAGCAAGAAAGATTGTCAAGAAGATGGGGGACAAGGGAAGATACGATTCAACAAACCAGTTGAAAACTTTGGTCATTATGAACGTTTTGGCAGACACCAAGAATTTCTTGGTGCAACCAACCATACCACAACCAACAGGATTTTTTACAGATCAGAAAGTCCCAGACGCACAACTTCCAGAGAATAATGCAGCCGCATGGATGTTGATGGGTGGTAGTAACCAGTTGCATGACAGACTAACAGGATTGCAATACAAGGAGTAACCAATGGCAGAGATAGAAATTGCAGGCGCAACAATAAAGGGTGGTAAATTATTGCTGGTGTTACCAGTTTTGGGTACACTAGGTGGTGGAGCATGGGCAGGATTTGAGTTCTATAGAGACTATATGGACATGAAAGAGATTGTTGAGAACATTGATGTGGACTCAATCAAAGCAGAGAACAAAGTCCTTGAAACCAAACTGGACGATGCGATTACATATACGAGAGACATCAAGGGTGATCTAAAGAATGAGATAATGAGAACAGAGGCTATCGTAGAGTCAGTTGAGAGAAGAGTTAAGTCTATTCAAGATTCCACCCGCGCCATGATTGACAAAGAGAATGACAGGAATGACAAGTTAAGAGAACGTGTCCAAAACAGGATGGATAGTCTTGATGACAGTTTGACCAGTAAGATGAAAACGCTTGAGGAAGATATCAACAACAAAGTGAAGAAGGCACTGAATAATCCATTATCCAAGATGTAAGTGACTTGATTTATTGTTAAAGTTTTGTTACATTAGAGAAATACCACATACATAGTGTAGAAGGTAATTTGATGGATAAAATGTCTAAACAATTATACAAGAAGGTCAAAAAAATGGATTTGGGTAACCCTGTTATCACCGCCCTAGTCGGGTTGGTAGTTTTTTATATTGGTTTGAAAATGTTCTCTGGTGGGATGAAGTCGATGGGTAACATGGACCATCTCAGTTACTTTATTCATAACCCCTACTGGATGTTCCTTGGTGGTATTGTGATGACCTTGTTGTGGCAGTCATCTTCTCTATCGACAACTGCCATCATCGCACTTGTTGCATCTGGTGCAGTTCCCTTACCAGCAGCAGTTGCGGCAGTTCTAGGTGCAAACATTGGAACAACAGGAACTATCTGGCTTGCGGGTGCTCTCGTTTCTGATGGTATGCCGAAGGGTGACACACTTAGAATTGCAATGGCACACACTGGTGTGAACTTACTCATGGCTATAACACTGTTGCCTTTCGTTCATCCTATCGCAAGATTTCTTTCGAGGATCACCTAAATACCTTTATGGATGATGATGATGCATGGAAAGAGTATCCACAACACAGGTGGGTATTCAACAAACTTGAAATTGCACTGAAGTTTGGATATGATGCAGGACCAGCTTGTATTCCAATTACAAAGTCTGGTGACTACATCATACGTCCCATCTACAATCTGTATGGAATGGGTCTTGGTGCAAAAATAATTCACATAGACATATCACAGGCAAAAGAAATGGAGGAACATGCACTTGTTCCTCCAGGCCATTTCTGGTGTGAGAAATTCAAAGGTACTCACAAAAGTGTTGACTTTGAGAGAAGTTCTGGTTACTGGAAACCATTCTGTACCATTGTCGGTGAATCTAATGAAGAAAATCTTGTTCGTTTCAAAAGCTGGAAAAAGACTTGGAACACAGAGTATGTGTTACCTAGATGGATGGAAGACATTGACGATGTGGAGAATATCAATTTGGAGATGATTGGTGATAAGGTCATTGAGGTACATCTACGAACAGGAAATGATATCTTTCACGATAAACCTATTGGATACACCTTATACCCAGTGTGGGAGAGTGATGGTGTAGAACCTGACTTTCCCAATGAGCATCCAGAGAGATACGATGCTAGTGGATATTTATCTGATATTCGTGTAGGTTATTCCTTGACAAAACCTTCTAAATAGTTTATATTGTGTATGTAGAATCAGATAGAGGTTACTTATGGACGCACTAACTCACGCACTAATCGCAGTCGCATGTATTGCTGGAGCATACTATGTCGGTCGCTGGTCAACACGCAACGACTTGACTGATGTGATTGAAACCCTTCTCTCTAAGTTGGAGATGGATGGTTACATTGCAACCAAGACTGATGAGAATGGTGAGAAGGAACTTGTCCTAATTTCTGACATCATTGCTAAGACTGTTAACGAGACTAACAAAGTATCTTGACAAATCCCCCCAACTAGTATATTGTTATTCATATGAGTGGAATGCATCTATTGCCTTCTTACTATTCGACTACGAATACGAAGAAGCGTAAGAAATCTAAGAAATCTAAATCCCTGATTGCAGCAGAGAAGGAACATGAGAAGTTCCTTAAGCGCATGGGGGTAGGCTCTCGTAGCTCAGTTGGAGTAGAGCAACGGTCTTCTAAACCGTGGGTCACAGGTTCGAGTCCTGTCGAGAGCGCCAACAAACGGAGCGTAGGAAAGTCTGGTAATCCGCCACATTTGGGATGTGGAGATCAGAGGTTCGAATCCTCTCGCTCCGACCAAGTTTTCTATGACCCATCAATGGCAAAGAAAGAAGAGAAGGTCTACACTGGCACAGAGATTATGGGTATCGCACAGATGCACAAGTCCAATGCAGTGCCGGTGCGGAACAAGAAGTCTGCTGAAGAAGTCGCAAAGATGAGGCGGGGATGAGTCGTATTCGTAGATTTTTTGAATGGAAGTGTAAACTTACCGTTGACTTTTACTTTAAACCTTGGTATCCTACGCATTGGTTGTGGTTAGATGCTTGGTCGAACAGTAAACATTATAACATAGATGGTACAGGTAGGTAAAAATGACTAATTATAACTCATTTGATGATTGGATGAACGAGATTGAAAACTACGCAACTCGCCGAGAACGTGCTTTAGAAGACACCGATGTACTTCTTTGGGCAAAGGCTGCTTGGGATATTCAACAAGAAAAGATTGAGAAGTACGAGACTATTATCAAACATGCAATGGCTGAAAAGACTGGTGTGTTCTTCATCTGTGGTGAAGCAGGTGAGAAGGATAGCATGGGGTTGCCAGAGAAGATTATGGTTTGCCCAGCATACGGACTAGACGGTTTTGCATCGTATAAGAAGGACAGAGATTACTCTGCTCCCGGCTGGTGAGGCGAGGATGAAGATTTTAATTATTGATCCGCCTTCTGGTTGGAAGTATGGATTTCCAAAAGAATTACCAGAAGGTATCAAGGATACAAATAAATGGCTTGTTGAGAATGGTTACCCGCAGCATGAAATAGATTCATATGGTGATCATTTTTATTGTCGCTATTGGGAACATGAGGTAGATGAGTGAGGCGAGGATGAGTAAGTTTACAGTAGAACTCGATTATAATGCAGTGGATAGCATTGTCGTACAGGTTTTAAAAGATCAGTATAGTGGTCTTGTTGACAATCTTGAACAACGGAAAGATGGTAGAGAAACGCTTGGTATCTTTTTGTCAGATAAAGAAGAAGACATTACTGAAATCCAAAAACATTTAGATTCCATTAAAATCGTGTTATCGTATAACATGGCCCATACAGATTTTGAGGAATGGAAGAATGAAAATCTTTGATGAACGCTGAAATCTTCGATGAGACTTTTCGACTTGCACAGTCAGTGGAACCTGTCCGTGGTGCAAGAATTGCTGCCGCAGTGGTACGCAAGGGTAAAGTCATTTCCTACGGATACAATCATAAGAAGTCGCATCCCTTTCAGGCTCAGTTCTGTAAGAACAAGGATGCAGTCTTCTTTCATGCAGAAGTCCATGCAATCAAGAATGCACTCAAGTCTGTGGATGTTGACGACTTGTCGAAGTGTGAACTATATATTGTAAGGGCAAAGAGAGATAAGGCGAACAGAAAATGGATTACTGGTATGTCAAAACCATGTATTGGATGCAAAAAGTGCATTGACTTATTTGACCTAAAGAGTGTATACTATTCAAAAGAAGGAGAATTAGTGTGAGAGTTGAAGTGCGTAACAATAATGTTGAAAAAGCAATGAGGATTTTGAAAAAGAAACTCACAGAAGACGGGTTCTTTAATGAACTTAGAGAACGAGAGTTCTACACATCGAAGGGTGAGAAGAGGCGACACGAACGTGCTGCAGCTAAACGCCGACAGAAACGTAATCTTGAAAAACGAATGGCTGAACAAGGATACTAAAAATGGAATTGAAGGAACATCAAAATCCTTCTACAACGTCTACTCCGCTTAAACATGACCATCCTCTTAGTTGGTACGTTAAGTGGGCGTCGTCACTAGTTCTTATCGTGGCAATGATTATGACCACAAACAACCTTTATCCCTACAACATGTATCTACAGTTTATTGGGGTTTCTGGTTGGTTATGGGTTTCTATCATGTGGAACGATAGATCACTCATCGTTGTGAACGCAGTTGCCTGTGCAATCTTTCTCAACGGTATCTTTCAATATTTCCTAAAGGGATAACAATGGCTAAAAAGAAAATCACTGCGACCACAGATAATAGTGAATGGAAAGCGCCTAAGAAACGCAAACCCCGCAAACCTATGACTGAGGAACAACGGGCAGCTGCATCAGAACGTCTTGCAAAAGCAAGAGAGGCACGGGCAGCAAAGAATCCTAACTATGGTAAGTCGGGGGTCCATGAAAGTTTGCGTGATCTACCTGATGATCACCAACTGAGTCCCAAGAGAGTTAAGGAGTGGATCAAGGTTCAACAGGATTATGCAAAGTCTGAACGTGCTGCTGTAAGACAAAAGGTTAAAGGTGCAGAAGCAAGACTTGCTAATCATGATGCGTACATTCGTAATATGCAAAAATACCTTCGTGATGGTGTTTGGGTGGACATGTTCTATGGAGAACAACAACAAGGTAAAATACGCAACAGATGTGTTGCATTAGGATACTACTGGTATGGCCCACGCAAAGGTCAACCTAAACGAGACGTAGGTACTTTCTATCCTGATATGGGATGCGTCTATACACAAGAAATGTTTGAAGAGGAATATGGAAATGAGCGACCAAGAGACGACGCCACCGGAGAACGTGATAAAGGGCCCGTGGCTCGCAAAAAGCGGAAGAGAAGTAAAACTTCCTGATACCGATGTTATTGCCATGCAACAGGACATGCAATTCGCTGAGGAACTTACTCAGAGTTTGATGGTTCAGATGATTCACACTATGAGCGAGAATGGTATTGATGTTAGTGCAAAGACTTTCATTCGTGACATGGCAATGGTTATTTCGATGGTAAACGGTTCTATATATAGAGATATGGGAATGGCTCACATAACACAGAAGTTCATGGAAGAGTATGTTGATATTCATGATGATGAAGGTGGTTCTTTTGAAACAGAAGTTGACTTCGAAACAATTGTTGAACTTGCAAATTTGATAGAGGATGATGATGACCCCAAAGTTTCATGAACCATTTAGTCCTACGATTTTAGAGACAACTGTTCCAGAACGATTTGTTGATATTGTCAATGACGTTGCTGATGATGTTTTGTCAAGTGAAGAAAAGAGCAAACAGTGGGATTGGTCACACAAGCTTGTTGGTAAGGTGAACAAGGAGATTTTGATTCCTGTCACTGACCCCGGCGATAGGTCATTTCTATTCAAGACTATGAAACAGGGCTGTCTGGATTATCTGCTTCACATGATTGATAAGAAGAGAAACAACCCGTGGACCCGAATGGAAACTGGAAGAAAACCAACCCTCGACAATATCCATCTGACTCATAGTTGGGTGGTAAGTCAGTATGCTGGTGATTTCAATCCCTTTCACCACCACAACGGTGACTTCTCTGCTGGTGTTTATCTCAAGGTGCCAGATGGTATGAATGATGAGTGGAAAGAAGATTTTCAAGACCACTATCCAGCCAAGGGTTTGATCGAATTTGGATTTGGTGAGTCACAATCATTTCGTGCAGACAATATAAAATTTAAACCAGAGGTGGGCAAGTTCCTTGTGTTTCCATCTTGGTTGAAGCATCTTGTGTATCCCTTCTCTGTAGAAGGTGAACGACGCATGATGAGCTTCAATGCGACCATTATAAATAAGTAGAAAGAGAAATTATGATTTTAGTTGATATGAACCAGATTTCAGTTGCATCCGTTATGATGCATCTGCATATGACAAAGCAGACCAAACCTGATGAGGATATGGTTCGTCATATGATTCTCAATTCACTACGCATGTATCGCATGAAGTTTTGCGAAGAGTATGGTGAGTTGGTTCTATGCTATGACTCCAAACACTACTGGCGTCGGGATTATTATCCTGAGTACAAGCACAATCGTAAGAAGGGTAGAGAAAAATCCACAAATGATTGGGATGCCATCTTCGAAGTGTTGAACGCAGTCAAATCAGAACTGAAAGAGTTCTTTCCCTACAAACATCTTGAGGTGTATGGTGCAGAGGCAGATGATATCATTGCTGCACTGTGTGGTGAACTGGAGTTCGACAACGGTAAGACGTTGATCCTGTCAGGCGACAAGGATTTCATTCAGTTGCAGAAGTTCCGTAATGTGACACAATACAGTCCCATCACCAAGAAGTTTGTCAATGGTGTTGACCCAGATGTCTATCTAAGTGAGCATGTTCTGAAGGGCGACAGTAGTGATGGTATTCCAAACGTGTTATCACCAGACAATACCTTTGTGGATGGGCTGCGACAGAAACCTCTGAGTAGGAAGAAAATTCAGGCTATGGTTGAGGGAGAGTTTCCTAACGATGAGGTCAAACGAAACTTTCAGAGAAACAAGAGACTGATTGACCTCAGAGAATCACCGCCTGAGTTGTTTATGGAATGTTGTACAGCATATCATAATGCACCAGAAGGTGATCGTAGCAAACTACTAAATTATTTTACAGAGAAGAGGTTGAGGAACCTCGTTGAATCGATAGGAGAATTCTAATGGCAATCGACACATACACACGCAGTTTTGCTGAAATCTTAACACAGGTTTCTAAGATCAAAACAAAGAAAGATAAAGTTCAATTTTTGAGGCAGTACCAGACTGATGCACTTCGCATGATCTGCAAATCATCTTTTGATCCAAATATCGTATGGGAATTACCCGAAGGTGATGTACCATACACACCGAATGATGCACCAGACGGAACAGAGCATACTTCATTGCAGCAAGAGGTCAGGAAATTGTATCACTTTATCAGAGGTGGTAATCCCGGCATGTCTCAGAATAAACGTGAGATGATGTTTGTTCAGATGCTTGAAGCACTTCAGCAGGATGAGGCTGAACTGTTGGTTGCTGCAAAGAATAAGTCCCTGCATCGTAAGTACAAGGGTCTATCTGATAATGTGGTCAAGGAAGCGTTTGATTGGGATGATGAATACAAACGAATCGAACCCGCTCAGTATCCACAGGCCAAGGGTATGGCATCAGGTGGCTAAAAAACTTTCAAAATAGGTCATTTTTTTGTTGACATATCCGAATCCGTATGGTATAGTTAGTTATAAACTGAGAAAAGGAAAGAGACATGAACAACGAAATGACCACCCTGATTGAGAACATCAAAGCAGACTACCTCAACTGGACCACACGGTGTACTAATGCCAGAGGTCTGGACGCTTTGACGGAAACCAATAAGACGATGATCGCTGAGTTCAACGAGAAGATCACCTTCAAGGTGAACACCAAATACATCAAGGTATTTACCGAAGGTGGTAGCGTTTGGGGTTTTGTTGTCAACACCGATAACGATAAGAAGTTTCGGAAGGGTGACATTCTGAAAGCAGCTGGATACAATGCTCCTGCTCGGAACAAAGCACGGGGTAACATCCTCGACGGTGGTTACACCATCAACTGGACTGGCCCCCTTTATCTCTAGGGGGTCATTTTAGGGGTTGACAGATTCCTTTTTGTGTGGTATAGTTAGACATAATCAGA